GGGGATGGCACAAACCAAACGCTCAGGCATTCCAAACCACACCCAAACCACAAAGGCTGTTCGCTTAAAAACTATGGCTGTTGCCAATATACCAAGGATAACATTAGACGAGTGTTTAATTGAGGCCCGTAAATTCAACCGCCGCCACGAGTGGGGGTTAGGTCACAAATCTACCTATGAAGCAGCACGAAAAAACGGTTGGTTAGAACAGTGCGTTGATCATATGGGACTACCTCCTAAAAAATGGACTTTGGAAGAATGTTTGGCAGAGAGCCAGAAACACGAAAAACGAAGCGAGTGGGCAGAGGCTTGTCAAAAGTCATTTTGGGCAGCTTACAAAAACGGTTGGATGGATCAATGTTGTGTTCATATGGCCCTTAATTATTACACTAAAGGCGATTGTTTGGGGGTTGCTTTGCGGTTCAAGAACAAACTTGATTGGCGTGAACATAACCCCAGTATGTATCGCGCGGCACAACGCGAGGGCTGGTTTGACGAATGCACTGCTCATATGGATGTGCTTGTGCGGAACAACTGGACAAATGAGGAGGTTATGGTTTCAGCAGCCGCTTGCACAAACCTAAAGCAATGGATGGAAAAAGATTGCGCTGCAGTGATGCAGGCGCGCGCGCGTGGCATTTACAGTGAAGCAACCGCGCATTTTAAACCCTTGCGCGGTTTTATTAATTTTGACTATTGTCTTAGCGAAGCTAAAAAACACAAAAACACAACGGCCTGGGGTAAATCTTCGCCTAGTACCTTACGGACTGCCCACAAGCGGGGGTGGCTTAAAGAGATCGTTAAACTTGTTGGATATAGTGGCAATAATAAGCAAATACTCAACCGCGACACGGGTGAAGTGTTTCCATCCTTGAAAGCTGCTGCTGAAAAATACAATATTAATAGCGCAAGTCTGAGCAACTACCTTGCTGGAAGGCGTAAAACAGCAGGGGGTTTTCGCTGGGCATACGCCTAAAATCTTAGGCTTGCATTTTTTATAATTGCATTATACGCATAATTATGACACGCAATCGTCCACCAAAGCATATTCGTAAGGCAACGGTTCCCCCGGCCCCACCCAAAGAGGCCGAAGATGGAAACAAAGACCCTAAACGTTGGTATCCAGAAAGCCGCTAACGGTAAAGACGCCATCTTTTGCGTATCGTCTGTGCATCCTGACCGTGTTGGGGATACATTCTCGGCAGAAGCTTTGCAGAAAATGGCAGCTACCCTAGACAAAGTCATCGCGCTGTGGAACCACAAGACGGATCAACCTTGCGGCTTCTTTTCAGACTTCTCATACGCTGGCGGTCGCTTAGTTGCATCGCTAAAGCTTGCTGACACCAACCTTGCCAAGATGATCCGAGCCTTACTGGACTCGGATGTGCCTTTGGGCGCAAGCTTAGGCTTTAGGGCTGATAGCAAGCAAAACCGCTACGGCGGGCGTGAATTTACGGGTAACGTTGACCTACTTGAAATATCAGTAGTCAGTACCCCAGCAAATTCTGACTCTGTGTTGTTGGCCAAACAATACGGGTTCCAGTCAGATATCTTCGATAAATCCAGCAAGGGCGCTGTTCAGTCGCCCGCTAGTTGGACGGCGGTCGAGGGCGGTATTAAGGCGACCGAAAAAGCCGAGACTATAACACGCTTAAACCAATCATTAGAAAGGATAGACAAATGTCTATTTCATTGAAGATTGAGCAGAAAACCGACCGTCTTGCATCAATTAAAGATCGTCTGGTTGAGCTCAAAGGCCTTATTGAAGATGCCAACGAAGAACTGACAGAAGAGCAAGTTTCTGAAGTCGACACCTTGTCGGAAGAAGAAGCGGCTGTTGTCAAATCGATTAACAGCCTCCGTAAAATTGAAGCTGGTCTTGCCGTAAAAGCAGCACCAACTTCGATGGGCGCTCCAGCAATCGTCTCACACGCAAACAAGTCCGATGACCATGATGTCATGTTCAAGGGCCTTGTCAGCCAAGTTGTTGCACACGTAAATCGTCAGCATCCGCTTGAAACTGCCAAGATGCTTTACGCTGGCGATGACCGGGTTGAAGCAGTTGTGAAAGCTGCCGTTGCTCCTGCATCGACTGACGTTCCAGCTTGGGCTGGTGTGTTGACTCGCACGGGTTATGAATCGTTCCTTGAGGACCTTCGTGGGGTTTCTGTTTTTGGGGCACTTCGTGCCACATCGACAAATCTCAACTTTGGCAACTTGACATCGTTGAGCATCCCACGCCGTGACATTTCTGGGACGCATGGTACTGATCTTGCTGGCTGCTTCACCGGAGAGCTAGGCGTTATCCCCGTTAAGTCGCTGGCTCTGACAAGCACCACGTTGAACCGTTATCGCATGGCTGTAATCTCGGCTGCGTCGGAAGATGCTCTCTCGCTGGCAACGCCAGATCTTGAAGCACTCATCCGCCGCAACATGATTGCAGACACCGCGCAAGCGATTGACGCAGCATTGTTGGACAACTCAGCAGTTGTTGCTGGTGTGCGTCCTGCGGGTCTGATGAACAACGTAACTGCAACACCAAGCGCTGGCGTCACATCTGCGGACATCATCACCGACATCAAGGTGTTGTTGAACGCAATGACTACGTCGAACTTGGGCGCGCGTCCTGTTCTGGTTATGAACAGCGCCCGTCTTCTGGGCTTGGCAACAATCACTAACGCGGTTGGTCAGTTTGCATTCCGGAGTGAAATCTCAAGCGGTACTCTTCTGGGTGTCCCTGTAATCACATCTTCGTATTGCCCAGCTGGCACCGTCTTTGCGATTGATGCTGAAAGCTTTGTGTCCGCTCAGTCGGCCCCAGAGTTCAAGGTATCGGATCAAACCGTCTTGACAATGGCCAACGCATCAGGCGCTGCACCAACTCAAGCTGGCGCTGCTACCAACTTCACTGGTGGTGCCCTTGGTACAGCCGAGCAAGTTAAGCCACGCGGCGGTATCATCGTGGGTGGCGATGCGGCGGGCGCACCAACTGGTGCCTCTGTTGCTGGCTATCAAGCGATGTCGATGTACCAACAAGCTGCGGTCGCAATCCGTATGCAAGTTGGCCTGTCATGGGGCTCGATGCGCTCTGGCACTGTTGCTGCTATCAGCGGCGTTGCATGGTAAATTAAGGTGGGGCGGCTTCGGTCGCCCCATTTACCCATTAGGAGAGCGTCATGATTATCTGGGACGGCAAGCAACTTAAAGAAGTCCCAACCTCTGTTGGGCAAAAGATGGTTTCTGAAGGCAAGGCCATTGATCTATCCAAACACGATGGAGCGCATCTTGAAGGACTAGAGCGTATGTTTGCGCGTCCGTTCTATCAGAACAAGATGATGCAGACCAAAAAACCAAAGGCTATCACCCCCAAGGTTGAAGTCACCCCTGAGGTTGAAGTCACCCCTGAAGTCAATAAAGTGATAAAAGCTGCGCCACCAAAAACGAAGGCATAAACGATGGCCGATGAAAAGCAGGGCTTTTTTAGCCGCGTCAGAAAGAGCCTTGGCTTTGGCGGCACAGCTTACCACCTCCCTGTCACGGGAGGTTATTTACCTACTGAGTGGGGTGACAATGCGTGGAACTGGTGGCAGCAGGGTCTCGATCCGATTCAAGGCGGCACCAACGCAATCGTTGCATCCTGCATTGACGCATATGCTCAAACCATTGCGTCCCTTTGGGGCAATCACGTTCGCGAAGAACCAAACGGCGGCAAGACAATTGTCACATCTTCAGCTTTAAGCCGCGTCTTACGGAACCCAAACGAGTATCAGACGCGCTCCGATTTCATGCTAAACTTGGTTCGCGACCTACTTTACACAGGTAACGCCTACGCACTGGCAACGCGGAACGAACGCGGCGAGGTTACTAGCTTGCACATTACGCCTTCACGCGGTGTTCAAGTTTATATCGAGCCTGAGAGCAAGGCTGTTTTCTATGGCCTGTCCAGCAATGAGATGGTCGCAGATTACAACAACCTAACCATGCTTATTCCGGCGCGTGATGTGCTTCATGTTAAGCTTTACTCGCGCCACGGGAACCCTTTGATTGGTGTCAGCCCGCTTGAAAACCTTGCAGCAACCTTGGCGGCAAACAACGCCATAAGCCAAACTGCTGCGGCATTCTTCAACAACCAGGCGCGACCGTCCGGCGTCATTTCGGTAGACAGTGAGCGCCCACTTAGCAAAGAGCAGATGGCTTCTCTGCGGCAGGCTTGGAACAATCAAAGCAAGGGCTTGAACTCTGGGCAAGTTCCGATATTGAATGCAGGGATGAAGTGGACTCCGATGACCATGACATCGCAGGACGCTCAGCTTATCCAAGCATTCAACATGGGCAAAGAGACTATCATGCAAGCCTTCCGCGTACCCCCAGCGCTTCTTGGTGATCAGACTGCAACCTATAACAATGCCGAAACACTTGTCTCGCAGTGGCTTGCAACTGGCTTGGGCTTCATGATCGAGCATATTGAGCTGTGCTTTGACAAGTTCTTCAAGCTTGGCCCAAGCAACTTTACAGAGTTTTCGACGGACAGCCTAATGCGGACCGATTTCAAGGGCCATGTTGACGCTGTTGTTGCTGGCATCAATGGCAGCTTGTTCACGCCTAATGAGGCGCGTTCACGTTTGGGCTTGGCGGCGGTGCCAAACGGCGAGACAATTTATGGGCAGCAGCAAGTTGTTCCGCTTGGCTATCGCCCCGAACTAAACGAAACTGCGCCAGAGCCAGCGGCCCCGCCGCCAGATCCCGACCCTGAACAGGTAAAAATCTACGCATTGGCAGAAATTAAGAAGGCAATGAGCGCATGACAGAAAAAGTGATCTTTGAGGCTATCGGCCAAATTCTGAAAGAAGAGAAGACCGCCACCAACAAGATGATTGATGAAGCTAAGGCTGAAATCGAAAAGCTTATTGAATCACTGCCTGTGCCTAAAGATGGGCTAGATGCTGACCCGCTTTTGGTCAAAGAGCTAATTCTGTCTGACAACGATTTCGTTGAGACACTCAAGGGTGAGCGCGGTGAGGCCGCCGATCCTGCTATTGCCGCCGAGCTTTTAAAAGC